AGTCAAAATAATTTAACACCTAATTCATTTTATATTTTATATTGCATAAAAGAATCAATAGTACCTAACATTTATGTAAGTAAACAACTTGAATGTAAAAAATTAATAAATGATAATTGGTTAACAGAAAATTTGCAATTAACTGATAAAAGTATTATTTTTACAACTGAAATAGACGGCTATTTTAAAAAATCCAAGAAAAAAACTTCTAAAGATTTAATGGGTGATAATTTTATTAAAAACATAGAATCGTATGTAAATATATTTCCTAATAAAAAATTATCTTCTGGGAAATATGCAAGAGTTCCTTCTAAGAATTTAGAAAATGCATTTAGATGGTTTTTTGAAAATTACGAATATAATTGGGAAACTATATTTTTAGCTACACAAAATTATGTTTTACAATATGAATCAAAAAATTATGAATACATGAGAAACTCACAATACTTTTTGAGAAAACAAAATATTGATAAAAGTTGGGATTCTGATTTAGCAATTTATTGTGAACATTTAAAAGATAAACCAAATGAAGAAAAAGACATTTTTAATGAGTTAATTGTATAATAGAAATTTAAAAAAATATGGGTAAATTATTTAATGGTGCAAAACATTTATTACCAGTCAGTGAAAGAGAAAGTTTAGAAAAAGGTTTAATTAAAATTAAAGCAAAGAGAGAAGGTAAAATACCTGCTCTTGTTAGTTCATGGCCTAAATTTAATGATGCTTTTTGTGATGGATTAGAATGGAGAACTATAACTGTAGTTGGAGCTAGACCTGGAACAGGTAAAACTCTATTTATGGAACAATTAGTTTCAGATATTATATTAAAAAACACAGAACAAAAATTTAGAGTCCTTAAGTTTCAAATGGAAATGGTTGATGAAACAAGTGGTATTAGAAAATTTGGTATAATTACAGGTTCTGATTACAATACCTTAATGAGTAAAAATGGAAATTTAGTTGATAAAAAAATATTTGAAAAATGTGTAGAATATTATAAAGAATCAATTTCTAATGATATNATAAACGTTGTTTATGATAATTGTACGGTTAATGAAATGTGTTCAACAATTCATTATGAATTAGAAAGACATAAAAAACCTGATAATACTTATGAAAATATACTTGTTACAATAGATCATTCTGCCTTATTTAAAAATGATGTAGGTCAAAAAGATAAATTTGAGATGTTAGGAGCATTAGGAGAAGCATTAACATATATGAAGAAAAATTATCCAGTAGCATTTGTTGTTTTAAGTCAGTTAAATAGAAATATAGATGATACAAAACGACAAGTAGAAGGTACATATGGTAATTATGTGTTAGACTCTGATATTTATGGATCTGATGCTTTATTGCAACATGCAGATGTAGTAATTGGTATTAACAAACCTTCTGTAAGAAGAATAAGAAAATATGGTCCTGAAAAATTTTTAATTGAAGATCCAGATACACTGGTATTCCATTTTTTAAAATCTAGAAATGGACTTACTAGAATTAGTTTCTTTAAATTAGATAGAACTACTATGAGAATAGTAGAAATGACAACACCAGCAAGAGAAGTAAAAGATAAAATAACTGTAAATTATTAAATATGAGTAATATAAATTTAAGAAAAGAAAAAGAAAAAGTGTTTTATGAACATCATATAAATACTTTTAATGCAATTGGAATAATAGATCCAATGTTTGTAATTAAAACTGCCTTTTTTAAGAAAGGAAAGTTTGGTAGGCAATCACAATTTTTTGAATGGGAATTAAAAAAAGGACAAGATATTTATGTTGAATTTTATGATAATGTTTATGATGATAATGGTATAATTGTAAATATTTTACCAATGAATGAAGATAGACAATTATTTAAACTTAAATATAATCCTTATTTCTATGAAGAATATGATATTATTGAAAATTATGATTTAGATGGAAAGGTTGATAAAAAATTTATTTTACCAATAAATGAAATGATGGTAGTATTATCTAGTGGTCAAGAAATTAGTTATTCTCTTTATGAAAAAAGAAAAGAAGAATCTAAAAATGATTTACCACAATTACAAAAGTCATTAAGTTTATTTCCAGATTTTGAAGAAGATTTTTTAAAAAAAGAAGAAGCAGTAAAACTAGTAGGTTCTGATTTTGATATTGATAAAGATAAAAATGATTTAAAAGATGAAATTTCAAAATTAAATTTTGAAATAAAAAAGCTAACAGAAGTAATCACTAATTATTTAAACAAACTACAATAAAATGAGTATAGTACTTCCTACAAAAAAAATAAAAGCTGAGAGAGTTAATCCAAAAAGATTAATTATATACTCAAAGCCGAAAACTGGTAAGACAAGTGCATTTGCAGGTCTTGAAAATAATTTAATTATTGATTTAGAAAATGGAACTGATTATGTAGAAGCAGTAAAAGTTAAAGCAAATAATTTACAAGAATTAAAAGAAATTGGTAAAGCAATTAAAGAAGCAGAATATCCATATACATATGTTACTATAGATACAGTAACTGCATTAGAAGAAATGGTAATGCCTTTAGCAATTAATCTTTACCAAAAAACTTCTATGGGTAAAAATTATTCTGGAGATAGTGTTTTAACTTTGCCAAATGGTGCTGGATATTTATATATTCGTCAAGCATTTTTTCAAGTTTTAGATTTTATTGATACCTTAGCACCCAATATTATTTTATCTGGTCACATTAAAGACAAGCAGGTAGATGATAAAGGTGAGATGGTAATGTCTGCAAATATAGATTTGACAGGTAAAATTAAATCTTTAATTTGTGCAAATGCTGATGCAATTGCTTATATGTACAGAAAAGGTGATCAAACAATTTTAAATTTTAAGACAAATGAAGAAGTAACATGTGGTGCTAGACCAGAACACTTAAGAAATGAAGAAATAGTAGTTTCTGAAATGAAGAATGATAAGTTAATTACTTATTGGGAAAAAATATACAAATAATAAAAACTAAAAAAAATGGGATTAAGTACAAAAGATTTAGGAAATGAAGGAGGTTCAGGTATTGCAAAAACTATTGCACCAGGAAACAACAGATTAAAGATTAATAGTATAAACTTAGAAGATTTTCAATTTATTGAAGGTGCTAAACATCTTATGCTACATGTAGAAACAGAACCAATTGAAGGTTTTACAGGTTTTTTAATTGATAAAGATGATGAAAGTAAAGGTCATTATGAAGGTCAAATTGGTAGAGTAAAAGCAAGTCAGTATGCCTATGCTAATGGGGAAACAAAATCTGGTATTAAAATTCAAAGAGATAGATCTCTTATGATGTTTTTGGCTAATTTGTCAAAAAGTTATGGTATTACTGGATGGTTTGAAGAACAAGATAATAAGTTCAATACTATTGAAGAATTTGTAAAAAACTTTAGTAATAATGCACCTATTAAAGATGTTTATTTAGATTTTTGTGTTGCTGGAAAGGAATATGAAAATAAATCTGGATATACAGCATATGATTTATGGTTACCAAAATCAGAAAATAATAAATATGCTTATGGTGATTTAGATTCTGAAAGAATTCTTAAATATGATGAAGTTAAACATCTTAAAAAGATTGAANTTAAACCAGTAGATAAATTTGGTGATGATGATGATTTTACAAAACCAACTAAAGGAGCTTCTGATTTCAGTTTAGACTAACACCTCTTATATAAGGGGGGTTATGTAATTCCCCTTATATTTTTAAAATGGGTTATTATGATTTCAACAAAGAATTTAATTTATGATTTGGCAGATGTGCCAAGAGAATGGGTATTTGAACACTATCTTAATTTAACAGAAAAACTTACAGGTCAAGACCTTAAAATAAAATCTGTATTTAATTTACGTGAGAAAACTCCTTCTATGTGTATCTACATGGATAAAAATAATATCTATAAGTTTAAAGACTTTTCTTCCGGTAATGGAGGTGATACATTAAGTCTTGTACAAAATCTTTTTAATCTATCTACTAGAGGTCATGCATCTTTTAAGATAATAGAAGATTATAACCAATATGTTTTAAATAATGGTTTTAATCCTATAAAGTCTTATAAGCAACAAAGCAGGTATAAAGTTACTGATTTTGAAATCAGACACTGGAATACTCTTGACCAAAAATACTGGATGGGATATAAGATTGGTTCTAAGTTATTAGAGAAATATAATGTTAGTCCATTAGAATATTATATTATGCAAAAAACAGATGAAAATGAAGTTTTGTCTAGTATAACTATCAAAGGTAATTATATCTATGGTTACTTTAAAGAAGATGGTTCTCTTTATAAAATATATCAGCCTAAAGTAAAGGACAGTAAGTTTATTAAAGTAAGAGATTACATTCAAGGTTCTGAACAGCTTGCATATGATAAACCATTTCTTGTTATAACATCATCTCTTAAAGATTTGATGGCATATAATAAGTTAAAGTTTATTAATTCTGAAGCTATTGCACCAGACAGTGAGAATACTATGATTCCAGAAAATATTATGAATAGTTTATCTACTAAGTATCAAGATGTTTGTCTATTATTTGATAATGATGAACCAGGAATTAAGTCAGCTGAAAGATATAAATCTAAATATGGTTTTAATTATGTAGTTTTAAACATGGAAAAAGACTTATCTGATTCTATTAAAATTCATGGAGTTGAAACTGTTAGAAAAGAATTATTACCTTTATTAAGAAATGTACTATTATGAGTTGGATATACAAAGGCAAAGAGTTTGTAGAAATTGACATTCCTGAAGGAGGTGTTGGATTCATTTATCATATGTCTGTAATATTAAATGGAAAAACTTATGCTTATATAGGCAAAAAGAATTTCTTTTCTAATGTAAAAAGAAAACTTAGTAAAAAAGCTCTAGCTTTTGTTGTTGATAAAAGACT